CCGGCTGTGATCTCGAAAGCGTCAATCGTGTCCATTGCTCCCCCTCGGTGATTCCGGTTTAAGTCGTTTACTTCTAGCCGTAGAGTTCGCCGGGCTCCACATCCGCTCCTACCGGCTCAGGCAGCGCCCTCCCGTCCCGTACCGCGAACGTTCCCGCTGCCTCCAGCCGTGCCCGCAGGTCCGCCACGAGCCTGATGCGCGCGGCTTCGGAGTGGTAGCAGGCGTTTCCCCGCTGCCCCGCTTCGCAGTGGCACCAGTTTGCCGAGGTCAGGTAGACGGTGCCGGTGCTGCCGGTGGCGCGGTAGACGCCCTCGACGTTGGTGGCATTGAGCAGCCCCGATGCGATGAGGGTGGCGGCCTTCGCCATCCGGGCTGCGGTCGCGGTGAGCGTGGTCCCCGTGGTGGTCATGTCGTCCTCTCGCCCGTCGAAGTGCGCTGCGGACTTGGCCATCACCCGGGCGTACAGGGCGAGCCACTCCATGCCCTTGGTGACGCTGGCGATCGGCGCGTATGAGGTGAACGGCGCGGGTTCGACCTGCCATGCGCTGCACGTTTTGTGGATCTGGCCGATGAGCTTGCCCCCGACGGTCACGTCATAGCGGACGTTGCCGAACTCGTCGACCTTGCGCGTCTTGGTCATCGGCTCTGATGTGTTCCCCGTGTTGCTCATACTCATACCGTACTGCATGCAGCGCGGGATGTCTAGCGGTATGCGTCGGGACACGGTAGACTCTTCGTCATGCCAGGTAAAAAGACCAGCGTGTGGCTGGGAGAAGAGGAACTCGCCGAGTGGAAGGACAGCAAGGCGTCACTGACCGAGATCGTCAAGGACGGACTTGCCGCACGGCGCAACCGATCGGCCGGGGCGCAGCCCGATCTCGCGTCGATCGCGGCTGACATCGAGGCGCTCCGTGAGGCGATTCCCCGCATGGTCCGGGCCGAACTTGAACGGCTGGCCCGGTGAGCCGTGACCAGATCACGGACCCGAAAGGAGAACGACCGGTGAGACCCGAGCACAAGGCCACGCTGTCGGTCCTCGCCGAGCGTCACTGTCTCGCGAAGGACCCGTCCGACTGGGGCATCCCCGAAAGCGTCCTGCATGAGATGGCGGCGCTCGGGCTGGCCGAGCGGGTCGACGACACGAGGTGGGTAGCCACCCCGGAGGGCATGCGCGCCCTGCGTTCGCGGAAAGCCCGGACCCGGCCGTGAGCAACAGCCGCCGTCTCCGTCGCGGGCTCAAGACCAGCCGGGACGCACGTACCGCGAGGTTCCCGGAAAAGCCCCCCGCGCTGGGAACCGTGCGCCGCTGGCTCAACCAGGGCGTCGCCGAGGGCCTGATCGAGCGGTCCGTCAGTGAGCGCACCGGCAAGCCCGGACGCCCCGCGCATTTGTGGCAACTCACCGCCAAAGGCAAGGAGCGCGGCCGGGACCTGCCCGGCACCAAGGACATGCTCACCGAACTGCAGGCCCGTCGTGCTCACGCCCTGATGAGCAAGGGCATGAGCGAGAAACGGGCCATCGCCGCAGTTACGAAAGGCTGGACAAGGCCGCGTGACGACACCGCCATCCGCGACGCCGCTATGGGAGGCTGAGAAGTGAGTACTCAGCCTGGCGATGTCGTTGAGATCGTCCTGGACGTGGTCCACGTCTCAGGTCCGGATAAGGATGCCGAGTTTGAGCGCGTTCTCGTTCAGGGCGTCTTCCCGCACGGGTCCGCATTGCCGCCGCTGCCGGCAGGTGCCGCGCGCAACGTTGTTCAGGTGTTCTTCGGCCGCGACATGCACGGTGTCGCGGCGTTCCTCATCAAGACGGACATACCTGCCGGGGATACGGCGAGAGGGGGGACGACTTGACCAGCACTGCCGTGGAAACCGTGCCGTTCATCGGCCGCTGCACCGCCTGCCCGCGCGCCTACCGGGCCGATCTGACCTGCTCGCTGCCGCGCATCAAGGCCCCGAACGTCGCCGCCGGGCTCGGCGGCTGCAACTGCCGATCCGGTGTGCGCTGCCCTGAGGGCGAGAACGGGCTGCCCGCCTGCGGCGACTGGGAGTGCTCAGGCCACGACCCGACGGAGGTCATCTACCGTCGCATCAGCGCGGTCTACAAGGCCCAGGCTGCCTGCGGTCCCGGCAACTGCTGGGGTGCCGTGGCCAGTAAATGCACCTGTTCCTGCCGGGGCGCGAATCACGGCCAGTTCTGGGCGGTCACGCGGAGCGTCCGGTGGTGAGCGCATGCCCATGCCCGGCGATCCCGCTTGACAGCGCCGAGATGCCGTCCGGGGGTGTCTAGGCTGGAACCGTGAGCGAGTACACCGTCGCCCTCTGGTACATGCGATACGGCAGCCCGGACTACGACCTGTGCGAGACCGAGCAGGAAGCCGCAGCCATGGCCGTCTACATGGTGGACGACGGCAGGGCGTCGGTGTCCGGTGTCCAGTTCGCTGACGGCCGGCTGGTCCCCATCCGGGACTGGCAGGCGTACCACGACGAGGCCCGGCGCCGCCACGCTGCGGAGAAAGCGGAGCGCGACGAGTGCGCCTCGCGCCCTCCCGCCCCGTCGCGCGAAGCCCTCGACCCGTTCGAGCGCCGCCGTGTCAAGATCGAGGCATCCGAACCCGCATGGCTGGGACTGCGCCCCGCTGGCCGGCAGGCACCGTGAGCTGCTTCGCGCTGGCCCCTCAGTTCTGCGGCGGCACACTCACCCACCCCGGAGACGCCCCTCCCGCTGAGTACATCTGGACGCGGGGACCGGAGCCTGCCCAGTTCGCCGGCACTGAGATCCCGCTGTGCGCCTCATGCTGTGCCCGCTGGCGCCAGCTCGCGGAGCAGTACCCGACGCAGGCACCTGCCCGCATCCGCTCCATCCCGAAGACCACACTCAGCTTCGCGCCCGCAGGCAGCGACCCTGACGACCCCGGCGCCTGGACTCCGCTCGGCACTGCGGACGGTGTCACGATCAACTGGCTCGCGTGATGTAACCCACCGCGTTTCTCTCGCTACTCTCCGTGTGGCAACCTAGCCTGACCAGCATCATCCGGCGCGGAGGTGGGCGAGTGGTTCCAGACGGCACGTGCCCCGGTCCCTGCAACAACGACTACCGCCGGGTGCGTGCCCTGTATGACGCCGACCTCGCGGCCTACGTGGCCGCGATCGAGAAGCGCGACGGCACCGGACCCATCCCCGAAGCGCCTGAGCCGCCCGACACCCGGCCCTGGTACGGCGACCCGGTCTGGTGCCGCAAGTGCGCGTCATCGATCCACGAGCAGCTCGCCGAGCTGGACGACCTCGCCGCCCTCGTCGCCGCGATCCCGCCGCTCCCCCGCCCCGGCGATGACGGGCTCGGGAAGCTCAAGGGCACCAAGGCGGTCCCGTCGGGCTCGGCGCGGATGGACGACCTGGACGACCTGAACTCGTGGCTGCGCGGCTGGGAGTCCGCAGCGCGGCGTGAGGACGACCCCAGGCCGCGGCGGGGCATCCTGGCCCGCGAGTCGACCACCCTGGTCGCGTGGCTGTACGCCCACTTCGACGTGCTGATCTATGACGGGAACGCGGCGAAGGACTTCGGCGAGGAGTGCCGCCGCTGGCACCACGCCCTCGCGAAACGCGCCGCCGCCGGGCAGATACGCCGCCACAAGAAACGCCCGTGCCCCCGCTGCAGCCTCTACACGCTGTGGCTGACGATGGGCGAGGACTACGTCAGGTGCGTGAACGAGGACTGCGGCCGGATCCTGAGCCGCGCCGATTACGACGCGCTCGCCGACGCTGCGTGACTGGACAAGGGTGGGCGCGCCCGCCATGATGGCCCTACCAGCACCATGCCCGCGCCCTGGGGAAAGATCCGGGAGCGCGGGCTTTTGTCATGTCCGGGGAGGTGCCCCGTGGTCACCATCACAGGCCCGTTCATGCACCTGAACCGTGCCGAGGCCGCCGAGGTGGCCGACGTGTCAGTGGAGCGGATCCGCACCTGGGAACGCCGCGGGCACCTGGAGCGGGCCGGGCTGAACGAGGCCGGGCAGCCGGTCTACGAGGCCGTGGCCGTCGCCAGGGCGAAGGCCAAACTCGACGGCTACACCCGCGTCAGCACTGCCGCGTGACCCCGCCTACCCACCAGGAGGCACCGTGTTTGCCGTACTCGCGGTTATCGCTTTCGCCATCGGGCTCATCCTGAACGTCGCTGGCGGGAGCGCGGGCACTGCGTCCCACGTGGACGATGCGGTGATCATCGGCCTCATCTGCCTCGCCGCGCACCTTTTGTGGGGTGTCTACCCGTGGCGCAGGCCACCGGGGACGCCGTGAGCGACTGGCCGTATTCCTGCCACTGCCGGCATCTGGACAGCCGTCTTGATGCCATCGACAAGAAACTGGAGATCGTTTTGAGCCAGCAATCGGACGTGGACGCCGCCACCGCCGCCCTCACCGCCATGACCACCGACGTCGCCACCAACGTGGCGCAGCTCGTGAACACCGACATCCCCGCTATCCAGGCCGCGCTGGCCGCGCTTCCCTCCTCGGTGGACACCACGGCCCTGGACGCAGCGGTTGCCGCAGCGGCCGGGACCACCTCGAGCCTGGACACTGCGGTGTCGTCGGTGACCTCGCTGGCTGCGCCGCCCGCAGCGCCGTCCGGCACGTCCAACTGATCTGACCGCCGGAACGTCATGGCCAGCGGAACACGGGCGGGGAACGGCCGGTTCAGGCGCACGCCCGTGGCGGCGGCCCGCGACATGCGGGCCGCCGATCTGCACGGCCAGGGCTGGACGCATGAGCGCATTGCCGCTGAACTCGGCTTCGGATCACGCGGCCGGGTCAGCGAGGCTATTGACCGTGCCTTCGCCGCCATCGTCACTCCCGGCGGCGAGCGGGCCAAGCGGCTCGACATGGAGCGCATAGACCGGCTGATCGAGAAGAACTGGGAAGCGCTGGAACGCCGGCACGTCGCGGTGTCCAACGGCCGGGTGGTCCGCAGGTTCGTGGATGTCGAGCGTGACGCGGACGGCATCGAGCGCCTCGACCTGGACGGCAAGCCGATCCCGGTGTTCGAGGACGTCCTCGACGACGCCCCGGTTGCCGTGCACTCCACGGTGATCCTGCGGCTGCTGGAACGCCGGGCGAAGATGTACGCCTACGACGAGCCGGTGCACACGCGGGTGGAGTTCATCTCGCCGGAGACGGTTGAGTCCAACATCGCGCGCCTGGAGCTTGAGGTTGCCGCCAACGACCCCGTTCATCCAGGCACCGCTTGACCGCCTGCGTTACCTGCGGGAACTGCAGGCCCGTGCGGCGAGGATCAAGAAGGGCGTCGCTAAGTACTACGACGACCCGGTTGCGTTCGCCGCGGACTGCATCGACTGGCGCGGCGACGGGCTGACCTCCTACCAGCAGGCCGTGATCGGTGACCTGCCGGGCAAGAAGCGCATCGCGGTGCGGGGCCCGCACGGCTGCGCGAAGTCCACCACGGCGGCGGTCACGCTGCTGTGGTTCGCGCTGACCCGGGACGCGGCGGGCGTGGACTGGAAAGCCGTCGCCACGGCCGGGTCCTGGCGGCAGTTGATCAACTACCTTTTCCCTGAGCTGCACAAGTGGGCCGGGCGGATCCGCTGGGACAGGGTCCGTGACGGCCGGCCGTTCACCCGCGCCGAGCTGCTGAACCTGAACCTGCGCCTCGCCCACGGTGCCGCGTTCGCCGCCGCCTGCACGAACCCGGCGCTGATCGAGGGCTGCCACGCCGACTCGCTGCTGTTCATCTACGACGAGTCGAAAGCGATCCCGCCGGGCACATTCGATGCCTGCGAGGGCGCGTTCTCCGGCACCGGGGAAGCACTGGCGCTCGCCTTGTCGACGCCTGGTGCCCCGGCGGGCCGGTTCCACGACATCTGCGTCCGGCGGCCGGGTTACGAGGACTGGCACCCGGTTCACGTCTCGCTCGCCCAGGCGATCGAGGCCGGGCGGATCAGCGCGGACTGGGCTGAGCAGCGCAAGCGCCAGTGGGGCGAAGAGTCCGCGATCTACGTCAACCGCGTCCTCGGCGAGTTCCACGCAGGTGACGAGGACAGTGTCATTCCGCTGGCGTGGGCTGAGGCCGCTGTCGAGCGGTGGCACGAGTGGGACGACGCCGGCCGGCAGGGCACCGAACTGGACTACCCGCGCACGGTCGGCGTTGACGTAGCCAGATTCGGGTCTGCGAAGACGGTCCTGGCCATCCGCAACGGCCCGGCGCTGGTCGAGCTGCGGCGCACGGTCAAGGAAGACACCATGAAAACGACCGGGAGAGTCGCCGGCATCCTGGAGGCTGACCCGACCCGCACGGCTGTAGTGGACGTCATAGGGATCGGCGCCGGCGTCGTGGACCGGCTCCGCGAACTCGGCCACACCGTGGAGGCATTCAACGCCTCGGCCGCCACGAAGCGCCTGGACGTCACGGGCGAACTGGGCATGTGCAATGTCCGCAGTGCGGCGTGGTGGGGCATGCGCGAGATGCTCGACCCGTCGGCGAACCCCGATGTCTGCCTGCCGGATGACGAGATGCTCCTCGGTGATCTCTCGGCACCGCAGTGGAAGGTGCTGTCAGGCGGCAAGATCCAGGTGGAATCCAAGGACGAGGTCGCTAAGCGGCTGGGCCGGTCAACGGATGACGGCGACGCATGTGTAGAAGCCTTTTTTCCCGTTTCGATGCCGCACAAGCCCAGCGCCCGCCCGTGGCAGGCATCCTCCGACCTCGACGACCTCACCCGCGACCCCATGGCGAAGCTCAGGGAGCGCCTGAGCGGTCACAGGGAGCCGCAGGAACGGGACCGTGACGACGGGTGGGGCGTGGA